CGGTGGCACACTTGGCACACTCTGCTACTCGACGCGCGCGACCTTTTTTTTATTTTTGAAAACTTTTTTGCCCAAAAATCTCACTATACAGTATATAGAATAATATGAGACGTCCTAAAAAATCTAAATATAAATCTGTTGTGATTAAGAAGAAGAGATATTACTTCTACAAAATCACGTGGCTGGACATCACTGGGGACAGCGGGCACGCAGATTTACATTCAGCATTAGGATTTATGCCATCAGAGATGATAACTCACGCATACCTTTTAAACAAAGATAAAAAGAATGTTAGAACTTTTGCTAGCTATGAAGTAAATGATGAGCTATTTAGTGATAGAAATGTATTCCCAATAGGGTGTATAGTTAAGATGGAGAAAATAAATGAAAAATAAAAAATTTAAATATGATGGTAGATCAAGACCTACCAATGATTTATACGAAGAAAACTTTAATAGAATCTTTAATCCCACGTTGACAAAGAATATGCCTAATGTAAAATGGGACCAACTTCCACCAAGGAAGGGACCTAACTCACAAGGAGTAGATTATGGCAATGTACGAAACAGTGACCAACAAATGGTCGTTAGTAAAAAAGTTTCCAAAAAAGATATGGAGTAAATCTATTTCTTATCTTGATAAGTTTCAGAGTCTGTTTGTTCTTCTGATTCTATTACATCTTCTTTTGGCGTAACATCTTTTATTTTTTCTTGATAGAAAGAATCAAATTCTTTAATTAAATCTTCTTTAGTCATATTATCTAACTGAACATTTATATTAGTGTTAATGTTTTCATTCTTATAATAACCCATCACTTTACCTCTATTCTCTTCTGCTCTTTGAGCAACAGAGTATGTAGAAGGCTGCTCCATAGATATATTTTTAATCTTACCAAGGTCTTGCATATGAATTGATTTATTAATTCTAAATCTATTCTCTTGTTCCTTCTCTAACTTTCCAATGTACTCACAAACTAAAGGATATTTTCTTGGATTAGTTAAGTCTGATCCTGTTGCTGCTGCTCTATTTTTATATCCTGCTTCGAATGCACATTGTGTTTGAGTCTTTTTACCACGATCAAAAACATACAATTCAGCAAATTTCTTTTGTCTCATTGTTAAAGCTGGTGGTCTTCCCATTTTTCTTGGTATTACTTTATCCATAATTACGTTTTTATATCAAAAAAGTATTCATTATGCAAAATAACTTACGTTTTTAGTTACTCAAATGTAACATATATAGTATAAAGTTGCGGTGAAACCAGAGAGCAAATTTTGGCAATTAGTTAAGAAGAAAACACCTCAAATTCAGTGGACAAGACTGGAGTCTTGGGCATCCTTTGGCGTGCCAGATCTATTGGGATATAACGATTCTTGTGGATTTTTTATGGTAGAGCTCAAGGTAGTTAGAGGTAATAAAATATCATTTAGTCCACATCAAAAATTGTTCCACTTAACTAGAACAAAACGTAACTTTATTCTTGTTAACCAGCCTTCCCTTAAGCTGGTTAAATTATACGAGAGTAAATCGATCCCCGGTCTTATAACCGATCACCGCGAAACACCTTCCCTCGCAATCAATGATTGGGATCACATTCAACGCTGCTTGCTCGCGTCCTCATCGGACGCTTGATCGCTTGCTTGCTCGCTCGCCGGCTCGTTGCTCGCGGGCCCACCCTCCCGCCTGCTCGCTCGCTCGCTCGCTTGCGCTCGAGCTCCTGTTCTCGCTTCGCGCGCCTGCGCATCTCTTCATAATATTTGGGGTGTTTGAATACTAACATTTTTAATGTTTACCATATACCACGGTTTGAACTCTTTTATCCCAGCATTTACGGCAGCTTAAACACTTGCCGCCCTGGTCCGGAGCGGGGCACGTTCTATTCTCGGACGTCGTAACGCCTGACTCGTGGCTCCAAGCGCTGGAGCTCGGGCCATCTATTTTTGAACGTGATAATCTTATAACTAAATTATCCGGAACGTCTTTTGGGTCCGGTAAAAATTGGCGCTCTTGAGTCGGTAACCAGTGGCGCGTGTTTGGTGTTAACCTTACAACCTCCAATATTTTGGCCATATGCTCGACGCTTTGAACATCGCCGGCATCGTGCCATCTAAACCATTTTTGATTTTTAATTTTAACGGCCATCGCATCGACCCATTGCGGGTGATCAATTGCTTTTAGTCTCCGATACTGTGCTTCTTTAATTGCTGGGTATCTTGTGTAATTTCCTTTTTTAGCGTAGCAGCTGAAGCAAGGCGTGCCAGGAACTTTTGAAAGTTTCCAGCCGGTCTTGCACTCCCACGCCGGCAGGCTGTAAGATAGGCCCGGCATTTTTGAAGTTTTAGTAAAACTATCAGTTATTTTTTTAGCGTCTTTTATTAACATATTATCCTTTCTTATATTATCCCATAATAATTATTTAAGTTACTTTGTCAACTTTTATTTTTTTATTGACAGCCGCGCGCTTGTGTGCTCGGGGCCCACCCTCCCCCCCCGGCTCGCGAGCTTGCGCTCGCGCTTCGGTAAGTTAGGATAATAACTTGATCAGTATTAACCGATCCCAGGACATTGGATTGAGGCCCGGAGTCTATTATTTACTAGCCGGCCAGGGCCTATCACCGTATCCGGTGCCAATGTCCAGGGATCAGCACCCAGTGAAGACGGCCTGCAGTAGGCGGTGTGACACTGGGTTGATCTTTTATTTATGAATTGCGATCCATAAATTCTTGAACTTTTTTTTCAGCTTCAGCTTCTATTTCAGCATCTGATTTATGGAACCAAGGCTCCCCTAAAACTTTGTTAATGCCTCCATAGTATTTCTTTTCAAGCTCTTCAAGGTACTCTTCATAAAGACCCTCTTCGAGTTTAATTATTATTTCGTTGCTCATTTAATTAACTTCCATATCTTCAGTAAGTTTTAAAACCCCTGACTTTATGACAGTTGACTTTGGATCCTCTAAATACTCATCAACAGAATTCAAATGATAAGTATGATCCTTATCATCATTGATTTGCTCATAAGCTAAAAGCATTCTAGTCGCGTCAGTTAATGTAAATGGTTTATCTTTCATAATCGTATATTTAAAATGACCAGCAGGCCATTTATCTTTTCTGATTACAAAAAACATTTTGTCGTTTTCTTTTGTCATATTATCCTTTCTTTTAATTAAGATATTACTACCATAAAATCCCATATAGTCAACCCACTAAATGAATTAATTTAATTTATTTTCAACTATAAAGTGATTGACACAACATATAGTGCGGAGGCTACATCTTGTGTCAAGTAAATTGTTTTAACTATATGTAGTGCTCGTTACCTCGGGGCCCACCCTCCCCTAAAATAAAAATAAATTATCATCAACACAAGTGTTGACGAGAATTAAATTGTATGTTATAAAATCCCATAACAAAAGAAAGGATAACTAATGAGTAAATCAATGACTAAATATCAACTGGATCACTTTCGTGATAAAGTTAAAAGACAATTCAACCCATTAATAGATGAAGCTGAATTGTTAGTTAAACAATTTAAGACCGAAGCAACCGACAAAGCTGTTGATAAGCTGGCCAAAAAAATGGGCGCTGACAAAATCATCAAGCAGTTTCAGGAAGCCGAAATAAAACTGGAGGAAGCAAGGGCAAGCGCTTTAACTTTCTTTACTAAAAAGAAACCAAAAGACGAGGAGCTTAATTATAACTTTAGAGAACACTCAAGATACTCGGATCAGTTAAGCTTGCAAGATTGTCACGATCAACTGCGGGATTGGGCGTCAACACTTGCTGAACGTGAGATTGAACGAAGACCCGAGGGCGCTAAACTTAAACACCTTAAAGAACTTAAAACAAAAGCTTTAGATGTTGTTATGGAAAGCGGAACGCCTGACACATTGGCTATTGCATTGGATCAAGTATCTAAAAAGATTGGCTTGACTTGGAATACTGATGTTCAAGCGCTGCCAAACTTTAGACAGGCAGGTTAATAAATATGAATTAATACTTGACACAACATCTAGTGTGTAGGCTGTAGCCTACACACTATGCACTAACTACATAGCTCGAGAACTCTGGGCCCACCCACCCCCGAGGGGTCCCAGGCCAAACCAATACAGGCTCGCGAACGATGGGCCCACCCACCCCAAACAGATAGGGATCCTAATACGTATACCTTTAGAGTTTGATTTAGACATAAATCTAGGGTAAATTTGAAACGAGGAGAAAACAGAATCTAAAAAAATTCTGCAAAAAATTTTTATGAACGCTTTACCAGAAGAGATCTTACGTTGCTTTCGCAAGGACTTTACAGAACATTTATCTTACGAAGAACTTCAACATCTTAAACAATTAAAAAATTCTTTTGTTAAAAAAGAAAAGATAGAAAAAATATCAAATGATTTTATGTCATTTGTAAAAGAGATGTGGCCAGAGTTTATTGAAGGTAGACATCACAAAGAAATTGCTGACAAATTTAATAAACTTGCAAAAGGTAAACTTAAAAGACTAATTATTAATATGCCACCGCGGCACACGAAAAGTGAATTTAGTTCCTTCTTACTTCCTGCGTGGATGGTAGGTCGTAACCCAAAATTAAAAATTATACAATCAACCCACACAACTGAACTCGCGATCCGCTTTGGTCGAAAAGCTAAAACCTTAATGGACTCCGCGGAATACAAACGAGTATTTGAAACAAGACTACGAGAGGATAGTCAAGCAGCTGGTAAATGGGAAACCGAACAGGGCGGTGAATATTATGCAGCCGGTGTCGGCTCGGCGATCACGGGCCGTGGTGCGGATTTATTAATTATTGATGACCCACACTCGGAGCAAGATGCAATGAATCCCGAAGCGCTGGAGCGTGCTTACGAATGGTATACATCAGGACCACGTCAGCGTTTGCAACCTGGTGGAGCGATTGTATTGGTTATGACAAGATGGAGTACAAAAGATCTAACATCTAAATTAATTAACTCACAAAAAAGTTTAAAAGCAGATAAATGGGAAGTGGTAGAGTTCCCTGCAATCCTGCCTTCAGGTAAACCTGTTTGGCCAGAGTATTGGAAGAAGGATGAATTAGAAGGTGTCAAAGCATCAATTAGTATTGGTAAGTGGAACGCGCAATGGATGCAAAATCCTACTGCTGAAGAAGGATCTATTTTAAAACGAGAGTGGTGGCAGCTTTGGGACAAACCTTACATTCCTCCTTTAGTACACACCATTCAAAGTTATGACACAGCCTTTAGTAAAAAAGAAACGGCCGACTATTCTGCAATTACTACTTGGGGAGTCTTTCATCCGAACGAAGATCCAACGTCCGCGCCCCAGTTAATACTATTAGATGCAGTTAAAGAACGACTCGAGTTTCCCGAATTACGTAAGGAAGCACTAGAGCAATATAAGTATTGGAAACCTGATACAGTTATTATTGAAGGTAAAGCATCTGGAATGCCTTTAACTTATGAGTTGAGAAAAATCGGAATACCTGTTATAAATTTCACTCCTAGTAAAGGTCAAGATAAACATTCTAGGGTAAACGCTGTATCGCCGATGTTTGAGTCGGGGATGATTTGGGCGCCTGACGAAGATTTCGCAGATGAGGTAATAGAGGAGTGTGCATCATTTCCGTACGGAGATAACGACGATTTGGTGGATAGTACAACACAGGCGTTAATGCGTTTTAGGCAAGGGGGATTTTTAAGACTTCCCGATGACTATGAAGAAGACACGTTACCGCAAAAAGATAGGGAATACTACTGATGGATGAAGACTACAAAGAATCCGAAATTTCAAAAATAGTTAAACGTCTTATGGACGAAGAAGGGTTTGAGTTTGGAGAAGCTGTAAAAGAAGCAATGGAACAAACTAAAAAATTCGAATCAAAAGCGGACGGCGGATCGATTGGTATCGAAGTTTTATTCACAGACAAAATGGCTAATGGTGGTAGAGCTGGATATGTATCTGGTGGAGCAGCTTTAAAGCTTTTAGAAAAAGGTAAAGAAGGTATAGAGTCATTATACAATGTTGGTAAATCAATTTTTAGCAAAGGTGATGATGCAGTAGATCTTGCTAAACAAGAAGAAATATTTAGATCAGGTAATATCACAACAGATTTTTTAGAAAATGTAGATGACAAAGTAATTAAAAAATTTGTTACAACTAGAGATGCAAAAGGTCCTGGTGGTTATGGGTTATATGATAGCTTTGATGATATGCCAAATGGATTAAAGGCAGCAGAATTAATTAGTAGAATTAAAAATGCAGATGGTGGAATAGATTATGAAGCTGCAGAATTATTTATAGGTAAAAAATTAAAAGGTAATGAAACGGTCAATGAATTAATTTCAATGGTAGTTACCGAGAAAAAAGCAGACGGCGGTCGAGTCGGATTATTTATGGGCGGTCCGGCATTAGAGGGCCCATCATTATCTATTTACGATTCGATGAAAGCGTACGGTGCAACTGATCAGGCGATCTCGGATGCTATTAAAAGAGCAGGGTATGAATTACCAACTGCAGATTCAGGCACAACACCAGAAACAACACCAAGTGTTAGTGATAATTTAGGAATTACAGACCCACAACCTTATTCAAAAGTAGATCAATTAAGTTATAGAGATTTAACTGTAGGAGATGGTAGCAATTTTGGTCCAGGTAAAAAATTAGAAATTAATCCTGCAGCACTTGGAATGAGTTTTTATGATGCCGAGCCTGCAAAAAAAGAAAGAGAAGGTTTTATTGGAAAAACTATAGATGCATTTACAAGCACACCTCCTAGACAACTTTCACAATTTACAACACCAACTGGCGTTTCAAATTTACGAGGACCTGCAGAATTAGGTTTTATGACAACAGATATTGAAGGACTACCGGGTTTAAATAGAGATATGATAAGATCACAATATGATAACTACAGTCAATTTTTTGGAAGACCATCTAATTTTCCTGATGCAAAAGTGCCTGGTAAAGCAAGTCAGTTAGCAAATATGATTCCTTATGTTGGAACTGCTAAAAAAGGCCTAGAAGCAATGTTTGGACCAGCAGGTCCGAAAAGTTTACAAAGTAAATACACAGTCGATGGTGCAGGCTTTGGAAATACAGGTGCAAGAGATGAATTTGGGTTAGCAACTTTTGATAGAAAAGATGGCTTCCTAGGACTAACAGGGGATACTACAAGAGATTACACAGATAGAATGAGTCAAAGATTGGATGAACTAGGAAATTTCTTTTCTAGTAAAGGAATTGATATTAATGATCCTGATGCTTATAATAAAATGAAAGATATAAATAGTACTTATGCAAAACAAGTATTAGCTTATCAACAAAGAACAGCAGTTGAAAATTTAAATAAAAAACAAAAAGATGCGGTTGAAAGACAAAAACAAAAAGCTATAGAAGAAGCAGCTAAAAAACAAAGGGAAGCTGCAGCAACAATTGCTGCTGCAGAAAAAGCTGCAAGAGAAAGAGAGTTAGCTAGAAGACAAACTATTGTAGATGCACAAAAAGCAACAACCGGTTTT